CTTTAGCAGAAGTATCAGAACTTTCTGGAGTTGGAATTAATAGCATTCAATCTTCAACTCAAACACTATCTAATGTAACTTTGATTTATGAAAAAGGTTCAGTTGTTGGTATTGCTACTACAACTCATAATATTGATGATGGAAGTTATATTAGCATTAGTGGAATATCATCTACAACTTTTTCAAAATTAGAAGGATTTACTCAAGTAAATGTTCCTTTAGTAGAAACAAAACTACTTCAAGGAATATCAGATCAATCTACCACTGGAATAGTAACATCAATTCAAGTTAAAGATTCTATCTTAAATTTTGACATAGATTCTTTAATCAAGATAGACTCAGAAACTTTGAAAGTAATTGGATTGGATTTCACAAACAACCTCATTAATGTTTTAAGGGAAAGTGGAGCAACATCTCATAATTTAGGAACATCAGTCACACTACTGCAAAGTAGATTTAATTTCAATTCTTCTAGTTCAGATCTCCCTCCTAAAAATGAAACATACTACTTCAATCCACAACAATCTGTATCTGTAGGAGTTTCTACTGCAGTTGGTGCAGGAAACACATTATCAATTTTACCATTAGGATATGGAGTAAGCAATACTGAATTTATTCCCACTGGAAGAATTTTCTTACCTAATCACAAATTTAAAAATGGAGAAAAAGTTACTTACACAGCAGGACAAAATTCAATAGTTGTTTCTGGTTTTGGAAATTTAAGTGGAATATCATCTTTGTATGTTGTTAAGATTGATGATAATGTAATTGGATTAACTAGTTCTAAAACATCTATTAATACTACTAATAATTTGTTATATTACACTTCAGCAGAAAACGATTATCTTCATAAATTTAAGACTAGTAGAAGTGTTGTTACTGCTAATGTCATTACAAATGAAACTACTGTTTCCACTGCACAAACTCATGGATTGTCAGTAGGAGATAAAATTTATTTAAAAGTTATTTCTGGCATTACAACCACATATGCAGTAACATATAATTCATCTAAAGCAAAATTAAGAATTAATTCTCAAAATAATCCTTTAATCAATGCGTATGAAAATGAAAGAGTAGTATTTGATTTATCTTCTTCTACTTTATCTGGAACAAAGTTTAAACTATATACAGATCCTAATTTCATTAATGAATATTTGGGAAATCAACAAAATGGAAACGAAGTAATAAAAACAAATACTTCTTTAACTTTATCAATCTCAAAAAATACTCCTAGAACTCTTTATTATAATATAGAATCTTCGACTAAAAATGTTTTTTCTGATGAGTCTGTATCTAATTTTAATGCAATTATAGTTAGACCAAGTTTTTATAATGATATAATTTCTGGTATTACATCACACACAGACTATTCATTTACAATTAATTATCCAGGAACTCCTGAAAATAGAAATTATACTTCAGGAAATTCTACACTATCTTATAAAGTCACAGCTTCAAATATTTCTGGTCCTGTAAATAAAGTTAAATTACTTTCAAAGGGAAGTGAATACCAAAGACTTCCAAAAATTTCGACAATATCTGGAAATGGTTCTGGATGTAATTTAATTCCAACTAGTAAAACTGTAGGTAAGATTTTAAATCATTCTGTAGTCAATAATGAATTTGTATTACCATCTGATAAAACTTTAAAACCATTTTCAAACAGTTATTCATCTATTTTCCTTTATAACAATTATAAAGTAGGATCTTTAAATATAGTCAATAGAGGAGCAAATTATTTAAGTGTCCCAAAAATTAATTTATACAGTGTAGATACTAATCAAATTATATCAGATTTTTCTGCAGATGTTACCATTAAAAATGGTTCTATAGATACTGTTGAATTAATTAACCCAAGTTCAGGACTTTTATCTACAGATGATAAAATTGTATTTACTGAAAATAACAATGGAGTAAGAATTTTAGGATTAAGCACTGCTTCAAATGTAAATGGTATTTTAGTTACATTAACTTTAGAAACTCCAGTAACTGGTTACACCACAAGTAATCCTCTTCCATTCTCTATTGGAGATCAAGTATTTGTTGAAGGAATATCTGCTATTGGTAATGGATTTGATTCAAGCAATTATGATTACAATTTCTTCAATGTTGTTGGTGTCCAAACTGCATATGGATCTCAAGATGCAGCTCAAATTACTTATCAAATGAATGAATATCCAGGAGTATTTGTATTAGAAACTACATTAGAAAATAATGCTTATGTAGTAAATACAAATATTTTACCTAAAATAACAGCAAATCTTGTGGAAAATTCTTTTCATAGTGGGGAATTAATAGCAGACTCTGAAATAATTGATAATATCAATAATGATCCAATTACAAGTCTAATAAAAGTTAAAAATCCTAATACTATAGAGGATAACGATATTTTAGTAGGAAAATATAGTTACTCTAAAGGAAAAGTATCAAAAATTGAAAATTATACATTGACTCTAAAATCATCATCAAGTGTTCCTCAAGTAATTGGATGGAAATCTCAACAGGGAAATTTATCTTCTACAGTTCAAAAACTTCCTGACAATGACTATTATCAAAGATTTTCATATTCATTAAAAAGCAAAAAATCTTTATTAGATTGGAATTCTATAGTTTCTGATGTTTCTCATGTATCAGGATATAAAAAGTTTAGCGATTTGATAGTAGAATCAGAATCTTTAGGAATTTCAACTATCACAACAGAAGATTCTTCTCAAGTTAATATTTCACTACAGTCTTATGTAGATTTAAACACTGTAAATGATTATGATTTGGTATTAGAAAATGTAGAAGATTATAATAATAATGCTTCAGATATAATTAAATTTAATAGTAAAGTATTGACAGATTACTTGTTATCTAAAGAAAACCTTGTATTATCTGTAGATGATATTGCTGATCTATTTGATACTGACATACCTAACGATATTTCAATTCCTGTTGATGAAATTACTGACAATATAACTATTAAATATTTGTTCTTCATACAATCATCAATATCATTCTTTGGAGATTTTATAAATCCATTATTCTTTGAACTTTTACTGACTAGAAATGGAGATAATATTAACTTAACTTCATATTCATACTTTGAAGATAATGCATTGGGATCAATTCAAGCTAATGTTGTAGATAATGATACTATATTAGTTAGTTTTGTTCCCACTAATCCATTTAATACAATATCAATAAGAGCTTTAAGAGAAGATGCTAATTACAATGTTGGCATAGTTACTACTTCATATGGATATACAAGAAATGTTGCTATTACCACATATTATTCATCTGAAATTTCTCCAACTCAAAAGACAATTTATTCAATACCACTAACAGAGTCTTCTTCAGGAACATTATTTGTTGGAATATCATCAACATTTAATAATATTCAAAGTTCTTTTGAAATGGCATTTTTATATAATTCAGGATCATTAAATTATAATGTTTATAGTGAAAATGAACTTGTTGGTCTTGGAACAGTTGGAATTACTACTTCTGGAGAAAATATTTTAATTACTTATAATGGAGTACCTGGAATTGGGGTAACTGTTTATGGAAATATTAATTTCTTAAAAAATACTTTATCATCTCCAAATACTATTACTGATACTTTAACTCGTTTAAATAGTTCTGTGGTGTCTGGTTCTTATACATCAGGAACACCAGAATTAGTGGCAAATGTTTCTGCACATTATGGGGTATCAAAATTTGCTATAGAGGTTACAAAAACTGTAGGATTAACAACAGAAAAAAGTTTTATTCAAATAGATTCAATTCACTACTTACAGGGCACTTATTTAAATAACATAAATTATTCAATAATTGGAAATGTAGAAGATTTAAACTTTGACACTACTTATGATTTAGCATCAAATTCTTACATTTTAATTTATACCCCAGCATCAACTGCAGACTATTCCATAAAATTCTTTGAAAAAGATATTTTATCCATACGAACATAAATGGCAAGTATAGACACTACTTATATTCCAAATATTTTTGGAAGAACTTCTTTTCCATTAAAGCATAATGGAAACCCTATATTTTACAAAACTTTTGCAGGAACTGATTCAACAGTAGTTGATATTGAAAACGATACTATTAAAGTTCAAAATCATTTCTTTAAAACTGGAGAAAAATTGCGTTATGGATTTGTTGGTTCTGGGGGTTCAAAAATAGGAATAAGTAGTTTGAGTCCAGGTGTTTCTGGAATTACTACATATTTACCAGAAATAGTTTATCCAATAGTTGTAGATAAAGACACTATAAGAGTGGCATTAGCAGCATCTCTTGCTTTATCAAATTCATATGTAGATATTACAAATGTTGGTGTAGGAACTCAACACTATTTTGAAGCAGAAAAACAAAATAGTAAGTGTTTGATTTTAATTGACAATATTATCCAGTCTCCTGTTTCAGTGGCATCATCTGTAGGAATACAAACTGTATTTTTAACTTCTGCAGGAAAACTTCGAGTAAATTCATTAATTAATATAAAACCAGGAGCAGTATTAAAAATTAATAATTCGTTGTCAAGAGTTTCTTCAGTAGATTATGATTTGAAAACAACTCCAGTTGGATATGGAACTGGATATGATATTACAATATTTGACACTTCAACATTTTTGGGAACTGCTACTACATCCATAGTTGGAATTCAAACTGCATATATCATGGAAGGAAACTACAATATTGTAAAAGATAAAATTTATTTTACAAGTGCTCCATTGGAAGGAAGAACATATAATATAATTGTCCCTGCAGAAAATATTAATTACAATACTACAGGAATATCTTCATATTCGTTCAATTATTTTACCAATAATTTTGTAACTGGATCACAAGTTTCAATTTATGGAAGAACAGTTCCTGGTTCTTTAGTTTCTGGAAATAATTATTTTCTTATTAAAAATTCAGAAAATAATTTTAGTTTTGCTAGTAATTATTTAAGTGCTATCAATAGACAAAAAATACAAATTACAGATTCAGTAGATATAACTAATCCAGTAACAAATTTACAATTAGTTCAAATTCTTCCAAATGAAGATTCTACATTTCATGGAAGAGTATTTTTGAGATCAGATTATTTTGGAAATGCTGTATTTGATGACATTTCAGAAAAATTTAATGGTATAACAACTTCATTCCCACTACAAATTTCAGGAATTAACACTGTTGGAATTAAATCTGATAATGGGATTGTTTTGATTAATAATGTATTTCAATATCCAGAATCTGAAGAATCTTTTATTTTTGAAGAAGATTCTATTTCTGGAATCACAAGCATTACATTTACAGGAAGTAGAGGTGAATATGGTTCTGGATTTGGAACTACAAAATCGTATGATGTTAATGTTGGTGGATTTTCAAGAGGTGGGATTATAGTTGGATATGAATTGAGTGGAGGTCAAAATTGCCAACCTATGATTTCAGCAGAACTTTACATAACAGAAGTTCTTCCTGAAAAACAAATTAATGTTGATAATATTGGAATAGGTGTTTCTGGATCTGGATATAGATCTGATAGAGTTTACAACATTCATTTTGAAACTTCTTCAGGAATTAGAACAACTGGATTAGCTACTGCAATAATTGAAAATGGAAATGTTGTTGGAACAATTTTTAGTCAAGTTGGCACCTATACTGAAGGTGTTGCTCCAACTGTAGTAATTGATCCTCCATTTGGATATGAAAATATTCCTGTAACTGGATCTACTTTAGGCATAGGAGCTTCTGTTTCTCTTGAGGTCAACTCATTTGGGACAGTATCTAATTTTAAATTTACTAACCCAGGTTATGGTTATACTGTAGGTGAAATTTTAACTCCTGTTGGAATAGTTACAGGACCAAATTACACACCTTTAACAATTACTATCAATGAAGTAGCAAAAGATTCTTTTTCTGCTTGGAACATAGGAATTTTACAAAAGTTAAATGATCTATCAAGTTACATAAATGGAAGAAGAAAAACATTTACAATTTATGAAACTGTTGATGGCGTAATTGAACCATTGAGTTTAGAAACTATAGATGGATCTCAAATAGATCTTGCATATAATTTACTAGTATTTGTAAATGACGTTTTGCAAATACCAGGGGATTCTTATACTTTTAATGGGGGAACTCAAATTACTTTTACAGAAGCACCTCCTAATGGAAGCACTTTAAAAATTTATTTTTACAAAGGAAGCTTCAATGATACTGAATTTGTAAATATTGATCCTCCAGTAGAACCAGGAGATTTGTTGCAAATACATAAGGATTTATTCGATAAAACCCCACAACAACAATATACAAGAACAGTCAAACAAATTTTAACATCAGACACTTTAAAAACTGAACTTTATAGAAGAACAGGTCTTTCTGAAAATTCTTCTCAATTTAGATCAATTTCTTGGACTCCACAAAAACAAGATATTATTATCTCTGGAGAATATGTAAATAAATCTAGATATTTGCAAAGATCCAAAGTTACTACTACAGTTGGTATAGGAACAACAACTGGAACTTTTGTTGGAGTTGGAACAAATAAAATAGGAATCAATACTTCTGTTGGAATTGGAACATTAATTTCAATAGGAGATTATGTAGAGTCTGATTATACAGGAGTTGGTGTTACTATATCATCTGTTGGTTCTAATATTATTGGTATAGGAAAAACTTTTTACCAATCTTCTTCCCCTGTAGGAATTAACACTATTTCCATTTCTATCTGGAGGAAATTGTAATAAATAACATAAAAGTGTCCTTAAAAAATGCCAGCCATAGTAACTGATAATTTAAAAATTAGAAATTGTACTAACTTTATAAATGATGTTAGTAATGGAAATTATTACACTTTTATAGGATTATCAAATTACAATAATTATTTTTCTGATTGGAATAGCAATACTCCAGATCCTGTAGATAATTTTAATTATCTACATGAGTATAAAAATACTTTATTGGGCGTTAAGAAAATAACTTCTTCTGATACTATCAGAGTCATACCAAAAATTCAATGGACTACTGGATTGAAGTATGACATGTATAGACATGATTATAGTAGATATAACTTAACCCCAATTACAAATTCTACAAGATTATATGATAGTAGATATTACGTTGTAAATAATGATTATAGAGTTTATATTTGCATCAATAATGGAGCTTCCCCATCAAATAATAATAAAGGAGTTATATCTGTAAATGAACCAGTACATACTTCAGAATCTCCAGAATTAGAAAATGATGGCTACTTGTGGAAATACTTATATACTATTTCTCCTGCAGATGTTTTAAAATTTGATTCTACCAACTATATTTCAGTTCCAACAAATTGGCAAACTGCAAGTCAATCTGAAAATTCTGAAATTTATAGAATTCGAGAGGCAGCAATAAATGGACAAATTGAAACTATTTTAGTAGAAAATTCTCAACCATATTTAATTCCATCAACAACTAATGTTATTAATGATGTTCCAATAATTGGTGATGGTTCTGGTGGATTAGCATCAGTAACTTTTGACGAGCAAGGAAACCCAATTTCAGTCACAGTTACTAATGGAGGTTCTGAATATACATTTGGAACTTTAAATTTAGATTCTATTGTTCAACCATTATCTACTAAAGCAGTATTTAATGTAATTATACCCCCTCCAGGAGGGCATGGAAAAAATGTTTATACTGAATTAGGAGCAAATAGAGTTCTTGTTTATTCTAGAATAGAAAATACTATAACTAATCCAGATTTCATTGAAGGTAACCAATTTGCTAGAGTAGGTATTGTAAAAGATATTACTGAATATGGTGGAGGAAGTACATTATTTACAGCAACTACTGGTTCTGGAGTCTATGGATTAATTGTAGATGGGACCTCTGCAAGTTCTGAACCTGAAGACTCTATTATAACTCAAAGTGCAACTAATTCTACAGGAAGTTTAGTTAGTGCATCTTCTGTTGGTTCTTATACAGTCATTAAATATACAAAACCAAAAGAATTTTACACTGATACATATTCTTCTGGAAACATTTTAAAAACATCAGATAGATTTTTAACTAATGGTTCAGGATTATCTACAGTAACATCTTATAATTATTCAAATTTTAACACATCTTCTATAACAATTAACAATAACCCATACAATATTGCAAATGTTTCAGGATCTCAAATAGGAGAAACATTTTTAGGTCAAAATTTTACATCTGGTATTTCAAATCCAGATATAAATACAAAGAGTGGTGAGATTGTATACGTTGATAACAGATCTTCTGTATCAAGACAATCTCAACAAAGAGAAGATATTAAAATTATTATAGAGTTCTAAAATGCCCCAAAGCACAAATTTAAATAAAAGTCCTTATTTTGATGACTTCAGTGAGGACAAAAACTATTATAAGGTTTTATTTAAACCAGGAACTACTGTACAATCAAGAGAATTAACTACTTTACAATCAATTTTACAAAATCAAATTGAAAAATTTGGCACTGCTTTTTATACAAATGGTGGAGTAGTAATTCCTGGGGCATCAAACTATGATGGCAACTTTACTTGCGTAGAAATTGAAAATACTTATAAGGGTATTAATGTAGAAGCATATTATGAAAGTTTAATTGGTGTAACAATAAAAGGAAAAGTAACTGGCATTTCAGCAAAGGTAGTTAAAGTTTTATCTTCAGAAGATTCTGAACGTGCAAATACAACTTTGTATGTAAAGTACATTTCATCATCTGATAGTTCAGATGATCAGTCTTTTGTTAAAGAAGTATTTGATGATGGGGAAGAATTAATAACATTATCAGACATTCCTGTTGGAGATTCTTACATCTTCACTAATTCTGAATTTGCAAGAGTTATATCTTTAACTAATAGAAAAGCAACTTCTGTAGGGTCTGCAGCAAATCTAACAGAAGGTGTTTATTTTGTTAGAGGGTATTTTATTGGTGTTGATGCTTCAACTATTATATTAGACCAATATACAAATACGCCTTCATATAGAGTTGGTTTAGAGATTGTAGAAGATATTATAGATTCTGATGAAGACTCATCTTTAAATGATAATGCTCAAGGATTTTCAAACTATGCTGCTCCTGGTGCAGATAGATTAAAAATTACTTTAAACTTATCTAAAAAGTCAATAGATGATTTTAATGATGATAATTTTATAGAATTGTTTAGAGTAACTAATGGTGTAGTCAGCTCAATTAAAAAAGATGATAGATATTCATTCATTAATGAAATTTTAGCTAGAAGAACTTATGATGAATCTGGAAATTATTATGTAAATCCTTTTGATGTACAATCTTTAGAATCATTAAATGATAATCTTGGAAATGGTGGACTTTACACAGAAACCCAAAAAACTCCAAATGGTTCTTCTCCATCAATTGATTTAGGTTTGTTAAAAGTTTCTCCAGGAAAAGCATATGTAAAAGGATATGAAATTCCCACAAGTAATGTTTTAATAGATTATCCAAAACCAAGAACTACAAAATCAGTAGAATCTTCATCTGCATCTTTTTATGGTGGAGATTTGATTAGAGTCAATAATGTAAATGGTTCTCCAAATCTTGGATTGACTACTACATTTTCAGTTTCTCTGTTGGACCAGAGACTGACTAATCAAGTAGCAACTGGAACAACTGTAGGATTTGCAAGAGTATATGATTTTGAATCTCACAATACTTCTTTTGAAAGTCCTTCAAGTCAGGCAAACTTGTACTTGTTTGACATTCAGACATATACTAACCTGACTTTAAGTGGTTCTATTGCAGCATTAGCAGTAGGTTCATATGTAAAAGGAAAGAATAGTGGTGCCTTTGGATACGCAAAAGACGTCAGTGGAGCTTCTGTAAAATTATATCAAGTATCTGGAAAATTCTCTGTTGGAGAAACCTTAATAGTAGATGGTATTGAGTATTCCCCAACACTCTCTTCAGTAACAGACTATTCAATTGATGATGTAAAATCAATTTATAATCAAAGTGTTGAATTTGTTGCTGATACTTTGTTATCTAAGAGCATCAATATTTCTGGACAATTTACTGCAAATATTCAAGCTGGAATTGGAACAATTACTAGTAATAATGGAAGTTCATTTGCATCAAAGTTAAAAATAAATGATATTCTTTCTTACACAAGGGCAGGATTAACTTCATCTGTTTATGTGAGAATAACTTCTATACCTGGGACTAAAAATTCAATTGTAATGGTGGGAGTATCTACAGTTCAAAATGTTTGTACTGGAAATATTGGTTCAGGTACAACATCTTATCAAATTTCAAATTTAAAGTTACTTAAACCCCAAATAGTTGCAAATTCTGAATCATCATCTTTATACTCAAAATTAAATCATAGTGATATTGCTAACATCAGTACTTTAAATTCAAATATTTACATCAAAAAACAATATACTGGAGTATCAAAGTCTTCTACTACATTAACTCTTCCAACATTAGTAGGAGATTATGTATATGCATCTTTTGACGAAGAAAGATATGTTGTTGTTAATGCTAATGG